TCTTCACCAAGCAGTGGCCTTAGCACCTTCTCTAGTGTAGAGCCTGCTGTCTTGCGTGTTTTAATGAATACAAATTTCTTTGAGTGTGAGATAATCATTTTTCTACTATCACTGTTCCTGATTGATGTACATCCCTTAATAGGGGTCTAACTTTTCTGCGTTTCTTAGTGAGCCAATCGTTTAGTGCTTTAAACTCACCTTGTTCCCATCCCTCATATGTATTAAGCACATGGTGCGTCTGTGTGTTGAAAAAGTGTAGATGCCAACTGGTCAACTCATCAAAGCGAATGATTGTTCCTGGTTTGATTAGTTTATTCAAAATCATTAGCGATTCAAATGCGGCTCCATACTCATCACAATCAATATGCAGAAATGAAATGTACTGCTTTGGCCACCTTGATGCCACCCAATCTGGCAATGTATCTTTGAACCAGCCCTCAACAACTTCGACATTATCCTCAAATACTGCCTCAGCCATTTCATATTCTTTGTCCTTGATGTTCCAGTCTACACCGACCTCATATACTCTTTCATCACTGAAATGCCAGTCTCGTTCTAAACCCAAAAATGAATCAAATCCCCAAAACGCTCTGTTAGGTTTCTTCTTAGCACAAATATTAATAGTTTCGCCTTTGTACACGCCAAGTTCAACGAATAAAGCATTTTGATCGTCTTTACAATCTTCCATTATCTGCTCAAGTTGCTTTTCTCTGCAACGCTCAACAGAACCCATTCCTATACCAAATACAAGGCATTTATTGTCTTTTGAAAAATCTGTGATATTAATTTTAGGCATGATATACCTATTGAGTTACGATAACTGTACCAGATTGAAACCAGTTACGACATAGTGGTACGATCTTTCTGTCGTGCTTCTGCATCCACTCCTTTGTCGCTTTCCACTCATGGTCTGCCCATGTAGTGTATAGGACCCGTGATAGATCAGACGGAGATGCTTCACTAAATGCGTAACGCCAACAGCAGATTTCATCAAAGCGAATGATTGTTCCGGGCTTGATGTAATCGTTTAACTCATCAAAGACGGTGACAGCAGAAGAATAAATATCGCTATCAATGTGTAAGTAAGATATACTCTGATTTTCTGATCTGGGTCGTTCATTGTCATCCTCTGCTTGTTCTTTTAGCCATTGTGGGAGTGATGTATCAAAGAATCCTTTGACTAATGATACGTTCTCAGCAACCTCAGGCATCTCACCACCACGATCAAACGCTTCTGTTGTAACTGTCTTTTGACCCATATCCCAATCTTCTGGAAGACCCTCAAATGAATCAAAGCCTACAAACTGGAGGTCTTTGCGATGAAGTGCCAAACAGTTAATCGTTGAGCCAGTATGTACACCGAACTCAAGATTCCATCCATCATTTCTGATAAATCGTGCAAGCCATGCCAACTCTCTGAACCTTACGTCCATCGTGCCTTTATCGCCTCTTATGTATGGAAATTTGTATACTTTTTCAAAGTCGGAAATCTTCATTGTATATTCGCCCTTCAACTATGTGGTCTGATTTTCTGTACCACTTACCATTGATGTTGTCGTTATAATATATAGTATCCTCAAGAACATCGTTCTTGAACTGTTGCTTTACTTCTTCATAGTTACAATCGCCCCTAGTTGTATGAAGCGATAGTATTATTCTTTGAAATTTGTCTTTGCCTAACGCCTTAACATCAGCCTTAACATCTCCACTACTGCCATAATACTTCTTCCAATCGGACTCTCGGCGAACTCTTTTTGCCTTGCCCTTTTCTTTGCGTAGTGTGTGGAAATACTTTCTGCCGATATAGCGTCTGCCGCTATCTTGCTGAATAATGACATAAACGAAACCTACATACTTTTGTATGTCCTCTGATGTAAATGGTTTGCCGTTAAATGTCCAGGGATTTTCGTAATCAGTCTCTATAATCGTCAAAATCTAACTCATCATACTCATCATCAATATCATGGATAAAATCTTCATCTTCGTCTTCAATATCAATATCAGATCCACAGAATGGGCAGTAAACAGGTTCATTTTTCTCTGTTTCATCTACTGCAACTTCGTATGTCATACCACATGAGTCACACTCTAAGTCGTATACCATTTCGTCTACTGGCTTCATTGATAGTGCCTTTCTGTTGAAGATTCCTGAGTATTTAGACATTCAAAATTTTGACACTTTTAGAGATGTTTTAAGTCTTCCTCCTCTAGAAGATTCCAATCCTGGGCATCTTTGTGTGTTATTTTCTTATAGGAAGAGATAGCGGCGAGTAAAACTTCATCATCGTTTTGCTCTACTACCACCCATTCTTTCTCTCCCGACCTTGACTTGATAATGTTGCCCATCCTTAGGCAAGTGTGTGATATTTTCTTCATTAGATTTCTTTCGCTGTTGACATTTATTCATAATATCGACTTTAGATTCATCAGTCATTATGATCCAGTCACGAATTTCATCTTGAGTCCGAAGGCATCCCACACAATATGAAATGCCTTCAGAATTTTTCTCAAGTGTGCATGTACGGATGCACGGTGTTAGATTTCGCAAGCGCCTGCTACACAAGCCAACTCTTGTGCGCCTTCCGTCATGTCTGACTTCTCGTAGAGGCTCAATGTAGACCAATCTACGTTCTTAGGCATTTTGTCTAGTTCTCTGGAATATGTTTCTTCATCACAGTCCTGATATGGTGCTTGCTTGTATACATGCTCACTGAATGGCAAAAATGATACACCGCTCATCCATTCAAAGTTCTCATAGACCCATGCTCCCACTTCCATCCACTCATGCTCCTTCACAGAGATTGTTACAGATGGCTTATGCTCACACCAGTTCTTTTGATATGCAAGCCATAGTTCTAGTTGCTCTAGGGCTGTCATGTCAGTACGCATCACCGCTTCTTGTGGCGCTTTCATTGGGAACGAGAAAACATAAGTATGTTCTGGCTTCATTACGTCTTCTTCTACAGGAAATCCAGCGTCTTTCATAAAGATAGCAAGCGGGTCTTTCTTGTCTGCACGAACAGTGCGAATGTAGTAAGGATTATGACGGGCATGAATGCCAGATGCTGAATCAACCAACTGGCTCACGGTACCTGAAGGCTTTACGCAAGTGATAGCAGTTGATTGTGGAATGCCCAATTTGGCTGACCACTCTTCATTTGTTTTGATAGCAACTTGTTTTAGTTCTTCAAGTCTCTTATCGAGGCCTTCTTCTTTGCCATTAGTGAGAGTGCTATCCATAATACCAGTAAGAGAAACACCAAGTAGTCTCTCTTCTCTTGTATTGTTAGTCCACGAACTAGAAAGATATCTAAAGTTCGTTAGCGTTGATTGAAATGTACCAAGAATTGTTGCAATCTCAACTTTCTTTTTAAGTGTTTTCATTGTGTCGGATGCACGAATGACTACCTCTGAAAGATTGCAGAATTGCTTGCTTCTCAGGATGATTTCGGAGCAGGGGTTCGTGCCGAAATCCCAGTCAGATTGTCGTCTACCGTTACGTTCAGCCTGTTCTTGGGCAGACTTACGGTTGAAGATGCCCCGTTCTCCAGACTTCGAGTCGTAAAGGGATTTCCATTCGTCCATGAAGATGCCGATTTCCGGTTTCTCCGTGTAGCATGCCGAGTTGTTTGCGAGGGCCCTTTGTGCATGATCTTCCCACCATTGTCCTGATTTAGCGACCCGCATACGGTCATCGCTTAGATTTGAAAGAGAGATAAGTGCAGAACGGCGAACACCACCGACAACAACTACCTCAGCGATTTTGCATACCAAGTCGTGGCATTCTAGTGATGACAACTTACGTCCTGGTGCGTTCTTAAAGATATTTACTGTAAAACGAAACAACTGATCTAGTGGCTCTGGACCTGATGCACGACCACCAAATGTCTTTAGAGGAGCACCAGCAGGCCGAACTTTGCTTAGATCCCAGTTTGGAATCTGGCCGGCATACAGAAGATGAATTAGTTCTTTGAGTGATTTTGCCCAACCGAGTTTGCTGTCTGGTACAACAATGGTTGTATCTGTAGGATGAAACTCATCAGCAACAGGCGGAAGTTTTGATACGTCTTGGCGTTCTACAGAGAAGCCAACACCTGTGCCATTCATTAGAATGTATAGAATCTCATCAAATACACGAGGATTATCAACAGCAACATATGAACAGTTATAACCAGCAATATTCTCACGGCGTAGTGCTTCACCAGCAGACATAAGACAACGCATTGATGGCATAGTGTTTAGACCAAGAACAGCCTGTTCTAGTTCTTTTCTCTCTTCTTGTGTTAGTTCATAATCACATTGCTCATTCAGTTGACGTTCAAAGAAGTCGAAATACCGACCAACAGTTTCATCCCAAGTTTCTCGACGGCCTAGTTCTGGTTGCCATCGACTATATCGTGATAGGTGGATGAACGATTGATATTCTGTTGGCAGATAGTTATTCATTATTGTCTCCTTCGATTAAATATTTCCATGATATAGGAAATAGTTTCTGCGTTTCTTCACTTATTTGGTTTGCTATAATTTGTGTCTCGGCTTGAGTATCGCTCTTACATCTAAGATTGCATACCCTAGCAAATGCGAATAGTGTACCACTCCAATACCA